ACCTTCATGTTCTAAAACTTGTTCAATTATTTCATTAAAATTTTTCATAAAACCTCATAACTTCTTTCGTATATAAATATATACAAAAACAAAAAACCCTTGATTTTTTTTCAAGGGTTTTTATATTGTATTTCATCGATTCGATTAGAATTGAAGTATTGCGTAATCATATCTTAAAGTGAGTGTTATATCAACAGGGTCACTTGCATCAAATGATAAAGCACCAAAATTAGCAGACTGAATCATGGCACCTTTTAAAGTCCATTCTTCTACTATGTCACCAACAGGTCCTAACAATTGACAATTTATATCTTTTTTGTAAAAATCAGAATACCCATCTCTACCAGTAACTGATTCGTGGTGTAATCTAACCCAATCCATAACTGCCTGGGCTGCGGATGGAACTATTGGATCATATAATGTTATATCTAAAGTTTGCCATTCACCTCTTCCCTTTACATATCGTTTAACATTCAAATGTGATAAAGCTACCTCTTCAAAAGTAATAGTTGGTCTATTACCAGCTTTAATTGTATACGCAGGTATCCCATCTATGTTAAATACAAACCTATTTTGTGTTTTAGGTTCAAAGGGCGTAAACATTATATCATTTGCACTTATCAATTCTGCCATTATTTTTCTCCTATTTAGTAACGAAAGTTAATGTTACTTACATAATTTCATATATAAATATCAAGTAATGCAAAAAAAAGAGGCAATATTTCTATTGCCTCTTGATTTTTTTGTTATTTACTTAATAATCCTATTCAGGGAATGTAGCTCCTGTAGGTTGTATAGTAAAGTCAAGTACAATAAACTCTGCAGTTTTTGTAGGTTGTAAAAATATCTGACCAAATAGAATATTTCTATCTACAACATCTGGAGTGTTATTTGTATCATCCATGACAATCCTAAAAGCATTTAATCCACTATTAGATTGTACTTGTTCTAAATAAGGATTAGCTATGTTCAAGAATCTTCGTCTTGTTTGAGAATTGTTTTGTTCAAACACTAAGAATCTTGAAGAAGCTGCTATGAATTTCTTAACTTTAATCATTAACCTTCTAACATTCACCCTATCAAGTGCTGATGATTTTTTCTGTAATGTTTTTTGTCCAAATACAGTCACACCTTGACCTGGGAATGTAGCTATTGGATTCAAATTAGACTCGTACATTTCATCACGATTTGCGTGAGTTAATTTTCTTTCAGCTTGAATAGCCGTATCAATTCCACCACGATTTAAACCAGCTGGTGCAAACCATGGATGAGCTACTTTATCATTGAAAGCGTAAATACCACCCAATACTACTGATGGCGGTACCCATACATTTCTACCAAGTTGATTATCAGCAACTTGAACCCAAGGCCAATACATAGCTGCGTAATTTGAATCATAATCAGCTGCTTCTCCTATTGCTGTCGCTATATTAGCTCCATACCCAACCGGATCAGCGATTACAAAACAATCACCTCTTGTTTCACATGTGTCGATAGCTTTACTCAAGATAGCAGAACCACCATCTTGTGTTACACCTGGTAACATAAGTAGATTAATATCATATTCATCATCATTAGCTAATAGACTTAAAGCTTCTGAATATGCAGTTCCACCATTGACATTTGACAAGTCTGACACATCAAATCCTTGAATATCAGTATTGTTTCCTGCTGTTATGTTTTCATAAAAATGAGCTGTTATGTCACCTGTGTATCTACTTCCATTGATACCAGCAGTTCCATCACTACCACCTTCAAATCCACCATCGTAAGAACCACTACCAACTGCAGGTAATGAAGCAGATGCTGCATTATCAGTTAAAAGACCATTTTCATTTAAATAGTCTGGTGTTTGTACTACATTAGCAACCCTAACATATTTTGATTTAACTGGATAATCACCAGAAGGTTGAATATAAGATGTAGAACCATCTGTTTGCAAACTAAATGTTTGACTACCAACTATTTTTTCAATATAATTTGGTGCTGTTGGATCTAATGATAAATTATTCCAAGTTTCAAGTGTTTGTTTTCTTTTTTGAGTATCATCACCTCTACGAACTGCCAAAGTAAATGTACCTTTTGCATCATTTTTACTTGTAATTTCGAATCTCAAATTATCTTTAGAACCTGATGGTAAAACATTATTAGTTAAAGAAGTACCATAAGTATTAGAATCAGATGAAGCAACACTATTACCTTGAACACCATCTGTTAATGCGTGTAAAGTAAAAGCTTGAGTAGCTGTTCCTTCTGTATTAGTACCACCTTCAGTTGTAAATGCTGTTGTGAAGTCAGCACCTGAACCAGTTGCAACAATTAAACCATTACCACCAGTTCCAGCAGATGAACCTGATATTTGAACTAAACCAGCAACATTACCTGCTGTAAAACCACCCAGACTACTTACAGCATTAAATTCAGTTGCAAAGTTTGCAGCGAAATCAGTTACACTACTGCCTCTATCAAAGAATCTAATTGAATCATCACTAGCATCTGCATTTGGTGTCGCTTGTCCAACGAAGTCAATTACAGTACTTCCATTCGTTACTCTGATTACATCTGATTCTTCTATATCAGTAGCTACTAATGTAAATGAACCACTACCAAATGTTGCTCCAGTCGTACTAGTACCTGCAGTCATTACACTAGCACTAGCCGGTGCAAATGTACCATCAAGTATTCTTACTACAGTTAAGTTATTTCCGTGTCTTAAATAATTTTGAGCCGCTACTGATGTTAAGTAAGAATAATAATTACTCCCACTTTTTACAGTCGTTCCAAACATCTGTTCAAATTCAGAAAATGATGAAACAACAGTAGGCACCATAGCTGGTCCTTTAGCCGTAGGACCTATTATAGCTGCACCTATGTCTCCAATAGCTGCAGGTAAAAAGGATTGATCCAGTTCGTTGGTAAAGACGCCTGGACTAACTACTTTTTCTGCCATTATATCTCTCCTAATTAATCGATTAATTTAAATTTTACATATGTATAGACTATCTGTGCACAAATAGCCTAATTCATATATAAATAGGTATTTTTATTCTCAAACAACTATTTTATTTTTTATTTTTTGTTATAGTTTCCTGTTTGTGGGTCTAAAATACCTTCCCCATATTTTTCAGTAATACTTTTTATAAAATCTTTTTCTTGATTTTGTGTATCAATAAAACTTTGATTTAATTCATCTTTGGAATTAACCAAAGCTTCTAATTGTTGATTTAATCTTATTTCAGCGACAGAAACTTGTCCAAGTTTGTGTTGAATATCTACATATTTTTGTTGAATTTGTTTCACAACTTCCATTTCTTCTTCTGAAAATTTTTGTGAGTTTTCTAGCTTTTCTGCCAATTTAGATTCTTCTGACATTTATAACCTCCATTGTTATTAGTTTGTATATAAATATATATTAAATTACTTAAAAAGTTGTTTTTTTTTATCTTCGTCTTCTAACTCTTCCACCTCTTCGGTATCTACCTGAACTACCAAACCTTCCACTAGGTCCAGCATAACCACCTGATGATAGAGGACAATTTTGAATACAATTATTAAAAGCATCTCCTACTGAACCAGCATTACAATAGTATGTGTATTGATTACAATGAAAAAAATTTTGTTCTAATATGTCAAAATCTATATAATCACTACAAACAGCATGACCAGAACAATAGCCTGGACAAGGTGTTGAAGTTCCACTAGCACTCATACAAGCACTCATTTGAGGCCAATAATGATCTTGACATGATTCATGACAATCATTACCCATATGAGCGAATGTTTCATAAATGACACCTTCCGGCCTTAATTCAAAATAAGAAGGGTCTGATTGTTGTACACCACCTACTCTTGCATTATCATCCGTACCTCGACCTCTTACGCCAAATCTTTTTTGTCTACCATATTGGTCCATTCTATCCCCTTACTTGTTTATCTGTAGCGTCACCTTCAAATCCAAAAGTAACTTTTGATGGTGTGAGTGTTTTTCTTAAATTCGATATTTCATTTGTAACCACGGAATTTGTATATTCTGGTAATAAGTAAGCTTTTGTTGTAACACTAAATGTTGACTTTATAAATCTTTCACCATCTTGATTCATTTCTGAAGCGTCTGATATAGAATCTAACTGACATAAAAATTTATAATTTTCAGAAGCACCCCAATATGTATTATTTTGGTCTGCAAATGTCTCAATTAAAGGATTCATTTGTTCTATATAATTTGTCCATAAAACAAAATCATATGATATGTTTACGAAATTAGGCATTGTCGTTAATAAATTTTCTATTATTGGTTTTTTACCAGTTTGAACTGCAAATCTATCGTATCTA